ACTAAATTGTATTGTCGGTACTCCAACAAAATCAGTAGTCTGCTTAAGATATGTATATTGACCCATATTTACTGGCTGAGTCGCATAATTTATTTTAGAGACTTTGTGAAAATCTTTGGCATTTGGAACGCCCTCGGTGCCGTTGTGAGGCATATCACCAAAAAATGCGTCGTTCCCATCTGTACCAAAAGATTTAACGCCGTTGGTTTTAATTAAACTGCCAACTTTAATTAAGCCTCTCCAACTGTAATCTTTTGGCTGTATTGTGTATTTAGCAACGCCACCGCTAAATGACAATGAGTAGCCCGGTTTTTGATTTTCAAATTTTAGATATACCTTTCCATCTCTCGACGCTGGGGTATTTGTTTTACTTGTATTAATGTAAGAACTAAAAGTTATAGTTCCATCTGATGAGTCTTTAGTAGATGAATCTGTTATGCCGACAACTGTGCAGTCAAATCCGTTTGTCGCCAGACTGCCCTCGGTTTCTTGAGGAAGTTGAGTAATATTTGCACCAATTGAAATTCCCCAAGTGTTTATATTAGTAATAGTAAAACTATTTTTTGTCACTTTTCCGTACTTATATACGGTAGAAGTGGATGAAAACGCCGCTATTGGGTATTCAGTTGTCAAAGTTTTATATGTGTTATATGTCGCTACGGCAACATTTTTTTCAAGGTCAAAAATATTTACTACATCTCCAACAGAAAGTAAGTGAGGAGAGTCGGTAGATATCTGAACTTCTTTACTACCCTTTACTACTTTTCTACTGGCTACAGTAAGTTTGTCGCCTTTAGTTTTAAATGTGTGGTCTACTCCGTAGACATTCCACTGGAGAGCCTCTTTGTCTACAGTTATCTTTTTTGCGTTTACATAATCTTTATTCACCCTAAAATGCCCGTTTAGGTTGTAACCTTTTTTATCAATAAAGGCTAACTCAACTGCTACCCCCTCATCGATGGTGATACGGTCATCGGTGTCTGGGTTGAGTTCAACAATCAGTTGACTGGAATTGTCTGGGTCTACATAAACTAAAGTGCCATCGTGAGTTAGATTCCAAGTCTTCCAAATTTTTCGGTGTTGATAGTAACTTGTAAATTCATTGGCATTGATGCTTACGGTTTTACCTACAACATCGTAACTTCTAGACCAAATAGGTCCGCCCCAAACACACTCCTCATTGCGTAGCACATAAATAGCATTTTTACCAGGCATCGTGGCACTATAAACATCAATGCCATTTGTCTCTTGCGTAAGAGCCAATGTTCCTGAAAAAGAACCAGCATCTTTTAGAGCACGCTCGTAGGACACTCCAGTAAGTGGCAATTCACCAATTACTTGATTAGTAATAATGTTGACAACAAAATACCTGTAATTTACTTCGTTCTGTGCCATAACTACCTAACTATGTATCTGTCTTTAAGACTATTATACATTAGCCAATCCACCCTGAGCGGTAGTAAATGTTTACATAAGCAGGGCTAATTTCATAAATGTAACCAGCCGTGACTGCTGTATTGGTAAAAGTTGAGGCACCAGAATAATTAGTAGGGGTGAAAGTAAATGATTTAGTGTCTGGGACACTTGCTACATTCGCAATTGAGGCATTGGCAAAAACATTTGAGCCACCAGCAATAGTATTCAAACCAATTAATTTTACTGATGAACCAACAACAAAATTGTGGTCAAATGTTGTTACTAAAGTTGCCACATTTCCGCTAGTTGTAAAAGAAGCAGTAGAAATATAATTTTTATTCAAATCTTCAAATGTAATTTCGTTGTCACCAGGCTGAAGTTGAATCCAATCAACTATGGTGTCTAGTTTTGAACGATATCCACCTAACTCGCCATTAAGAGCAACATCTCTAGTGTAAGTGTCAATACTAAGTGTCTCACCGTAGACTCTGGCTAGTGGTTCGGCAGCGCCATCGTAAGTACTAATTGAGACATTTGAAACATTTGGATAATAAGTCGGTCTGACTACCGTAAATTGTGAAGCGTTGTTTGCTGGAACAGAATCTACATTGTAATATCCATTATAAATATTACCGTAGTGAACCCTACCATTGGTGTAATTGACCGAAGTTCTATCGCTCAGTTGGGATAAAAACACAGTGCCAGTATCGGTATTTGCACTAGAGACCGCACTAGGGAAATTTTTATTAAATGTCACTGCCGTGCTATTAGCGCTGAGTACTTTATAAGTGCCGTTGAAATCCTCATTTACGCCACTGATTGTAATGTAATCATCTGCTTGAGCATCTAGCGTACTGTTATATGTAATAGTTCCCAATGACAGTGTTGATGAGTAGGTTGCTATTGGTCTTATAGTTTGGGACTCAAATAAATTGTATTCAAATGATGTTGCAGACGGTATAGCGGTGACTACAAAAGTTCCATTATATACAGCGCTAGTGTTAGATACCACCACTTGAGTTCCGACTGTAAATCCATGTGCAACCGAAGTTTGAACCGTAGCAATATTATTTCCGCCATCAAAAGATATTGAAGATGTATTAGCCCACACGCTAAATGAAGAAGATGAAGCATTTTGACTAGAAGTTGTAGGCTGGTTTAGAGCAGATTTTGTGACTGTAAATTTGTAGTCATCGTCGCCTTTGTAGACAGCAGTTATATAGTACTCCCCATTTACCACATTTGCATAGCCAGTAAGTCCACTAATGCCAGTCAAATAAATATTTTGATTTACTGCAAAGTTGTGCTTGACCTTAGTTGTAAGAGTGACCGTATTAACCGTAGTAGTAATTACTGCCCTAACATCAAAAATATCCACAACATTTAAAATATCTACGGCTTCGCCAGCACTAATTCCGTGAGGAGTGCTAGTGGTAAAAGTCAAACTGCCATCCAGCACAGTAGCGCCAGTTACGGTGTATGTTCGGTATTTGTTTAATTTGTAAATGACATCAATAAGTTGTTCTGATGTTTTATTGAAAAGCGCCACTGGTCCAGTAGTTGGACCAATAATTTCAAAAATAGCACTTACGGGGGTGTTTCCGTCGTTTCTAATTGTGACCACTTCAGCATTTGAATTAGCAGTTGCTAAAGCATAGCCATCGTCTCTTGCATCTGCCCACTTGTACTTGATTGGGTCAGCAGATACCAACCCAATTGAAAAGTCTGTTCTACCTCTGGGGTTTGTGGTAGATATTTCTGGAGTCCCACTTACTCTAACTTTTAGAGCCTTAGGAGTGTCTTCATTAAGAATTAGCCAAGCATCTTTTTTCACGAGATTGATTGCCTCTATCAGACGACCTCTAGCAGCCTCCAGTTGAGTGTCGGTATCTTGAAGAATAAAACTTCCAGTAATAGTAAGTTGCCTAGAGCCATATCTACCAAAAGTTGTGTAAGAGCCGTCGCCCCAACCGCGAGGCAGGTCTTGAATTTCAATGTCTGGAAGAGACCACCAACCTTTAATGTCATCTACAACCCAAACTACGCCGTATTCATCAATGCGGTTGAATACAAAATCCCCAAGACGGATGTCCGCCTTAAGTTTCATACCAGTTAGGTGGTCAATGTAGACATTACTAAGAGCCTTATCTACAAGTTTGTTTTTTTGACCTTGGTCGTAAATAAGTTGAGTTGCCTCTGAGCCAGTTTGAAATTGAACAGCATCTACTAAAAAGTTGTAGCCAGCCCCTGGGTCAGTAGTGGTGCTTCTAAAAATGAAAGCCCTGAAGTGAGTGTAAGCAGCAGATGTCGGCACATCAAAAGTAAAAACAAGTCTTACCCAACCATCGTGAGAAGTAATTTTTGTAGGTGCTGAGTCTAAATTTGTATTAGAGCCACCACTAGAAGCAGTATAAAAATACGCTCTCAACTTGAATTCAGAAGAAGCCTGACCGATGGGAACTTTTACATAAGCAGAGAGCGTGTATGTTTGACCACCAATTACAGCAACTCTGTAGGAGTCATTTGTAATTAAACCGCTATAAGGGCTAGTAGCGACAAAGGTAACTTTTGCTGAAAATCCAGTACCGTACAGTGGGTCGCTAGTGTCAGTCCCTATAGTTGGATTGGTCCCGCCACTAATAGCCAGCCCACTCCAACCAGTAGTGCCTGAAGTGAAAGACGGATTAGTCAACAAGTTATATACAGTAGCCATTAGTAAGCAGCACCTTTACGCATTTGGAAAGCAAGTCTTCTACTTACTTCAGCAGCAAGAGCATTGACATCCATATCAGGAGTTCCGTTTACAGTGACATTAATTCCACTGCCAGCACCGCCACTCATCATTTCAATCATTGCCTTGTCGCGTTTAGATAGTCCATTATCATCAAGAGGTTCGATTCTTTCTGGTTTACCAGCCTCAGCAATAACACCAAGTGTTCCTCCAGCAGACGGGGAGACAATGCCACCCTCAGCAAACAACTGAGGCACAACAATTGGTGGAACCTTAGGAATTAAACCAGCATCTACAGCACCTCTAATGTCAATGGCACCACCAGACAAGGCACTTACAGTGTCTGCTAAGAATCCAATAAATGGGGAAAGCATAACCAATTTTAAAAGCGCATTGAGCAGGTCAACAATCAAGTTTATAAACCCAGTAAACATATTGGCCAAAGATTGAATAATCCCCTGACCTAAGTCTTTGAAAATTGTCCCAAATTTATTCCAGTCTTGAGTGAACAAGGCGTCAAAGAAAGCGCTCACAAGTTCAGCCATTTTTATCCAGACATCGATAAGTGGCATTAAGAATCCCATAAGACCATCAATTACTGGCATAAGTATATTCATAATTACTTGTACTACTTTTATAACTATCTCGATTAATTTAATCAAAACAGTCATAATTACACCTTGGATTGCCATCCAAACTTTCATGATAATTTCAATTATTGGAATCAGTAGGTTTAGTAGCGCCTCGACTATAGGCATTAGTTTAGAAATTAAGTTGGCAATTAGGGGCGCTAGTGCTTGCACTAACTTACTTATTACCTCAGCCAACATAACAAAAAATTGAGTCAGTGGTCCACCGCCAGAACCGCCTGAACCACCAAACAAAGTCTTCATAAGATTTTGGAAAGCAAGAATTACTGGCTGTAGGGCAACCATAATTACTCGGAAAGCCTCACCTAGAGCATCAAGGGCTGGCTTAAAAGTGCTGTCAATTTGCTTGCGGAATTTTTCATTAGTCGTGTATAGGGTTATGAAGGCACCAACAAGTAGGAGAACAATCATCAGGATTGGGTTTCCTACCATATATTTACCCAAATTACCCATTGTCTTGATTAGGTTGTTGTTGCTCTTAATCATTTCATTGAAACCCTTAGTGGCTCCAGACTGGAACAACTTAAATCTTAGGTGAGCACTCTCAAATCCAAGTCTCACCCTACCCAAGCCTCTAGCAAACATATTTTCATGAGTGATTAGTTTGCGAGTTCCGTCTGTAGCATTTTTCATAAACGCGCCAGATTGCTTAGACAATAGTCCAGTGAAATCTCTGGCTTGGCTTACACCGCTTGTAAATTTAGGCCATACTCCAGCAGCCTCTTTGAAACTGGCAACAGTCTTTTTGATTTTGTCGCCCATATTGGCACCAGACACGCCAACGGTGGCAAAAGCCTCTTTTACAACATTGAGTTTGTCTTGGAATGCTCCAACTTTGTCAGCAATGTTAGTAAATGACTGTGTAAGGAACCCACCGACTAGGCTTGCCTTTTCGTATACTTCCTTAAAACCAAGAACAACCGCGTGAATTTGACCAGTAAACTTTTGAACACCTTGAACTACTGGGTTGCTAATGACCTTAGAGAAAATATCAGCGCCAACCGTGAGGGTTTTAAAGAAATTTTCAATAGCAGCATTGTCAGTTAACTTGTCAATAATTTGAACAATTTTTACAATCAACTCAGCAACTGTAGGCAAGGCTTGCCCAGCCTTTTTCAAAATGCTACTGAAATATGGAGCGGCTTCTTTAATTTTTACAAAAAATTCTCCAATTTTAGGGTCAGCGCCAAGCAACACAATTTGTTTGACAATGCTACCAATACCGCTAAACATTTTTTTAGCATTTATTGCTACGCCATTGAAGAAAGATTTTAGACCGCCACCACCAAGACTCATTTCATTAAATCCACCAGTGGCCTCAACTAGCCAGTTAAGTAGGTAGTCACCGCCAGTACCTGGACCAAAATTAGCCATAACAATCTTGGCAAATCCACCAAAGATGTTTCCAAAAATCTTTCCAAATTTGGCAGCACTATCGGCGGCAGTAATGAAAAATTGACGAAGACCTATGTCTCCAGTTCTGTCTAGTAATGCTAGAAAATCATCTAGCATTTTAGATATAAATTTAGCAAGTCTCAAAACAATAGGAGAAGACGCGGCAAGAATTTTTAAGAACGCTTTAAAGAATTTAGCGAGGATAGGTCCAAATTCTTTTACAACTCCAGAAATCATTTCAAAAATTTCTCTTAAATATTTTCCTGCCTCAGCAGAAGAGAAAAAATCAAAAAGACTTTTAGACGCTTGACCCAGAGCGGCACCAATACTCTTAATGCCATTAAATATGTCATTAAAAGTGTTAGAAGCCATTAATTTAGTGAGACCCTCTTGTAGCAATGGTAGGAACCCTTGCGCTACGGACTCCCTAAGAGTCTTAAAAATAGGTTGAAGTTTTACAAGAAACTGAGCAAAACTTTTTTGAGTTGCAGTTAGATTTGCGTAAGGGTCTTTAGCAGCAGCCTTTGCTCTAGCCTTAGCACCAGTTTTTAATTCTTTATTTAGGTCAGCACTTTTATCTTTAGCGCGACGGTAGTTTAGTTCTGCTTGCTTGTAAGCAAGTTCTGCCTCGCGACGAGCACGAGAGTCGGTAGGTAGGTCGGCAGTTCTGGCAAGACCCTCACGAGCCTTTTCTAAGGCAATAGCCGCTGACTCTTCGGCAAGAGCGGCATCTTCAGCATCAAATTTTAATTGTTGAAGTTCTTCTCTAACATCCCTAAGCGTTTGTGAGTGAGTTTTTTGTGCTTGTGTTGCTTTTTGTACTGCCTCGCCTATGCCCTCCATAGCAAATTTGGCTACGGCAGTGGCAGCCTTCATTGAAACAAATAATCCAATTACTGCTGTCAATGACATCGCAGCGCCAGCAGCGGCCGCGACTAGGGAGATGAGAGAGCCTACTAAAGTACCAATAGCACCAGCAGCAACGCTACCCATAGTTGATACTTTGTAACCTTTTACTACCAGTTCATTAATGGTGTCATATGCTTGCTTGGCAGCAGGATTCATTTCCTTCATACCATCAGCAAACTGAGTTACAAAACTTAGTTCAGGGCGCTTGTTAAAGCCCCTCATAAATTTACTGGCTAAGTCTTCACCCGCTTTTTGTGCGCTTTTACCACCACTACCACTGACGCCATTGAATCCATTTTGAATATCTTTGGCAACATTGGTAGTGATGGCACGCACCATAATATGGGCTTCACCAACAATTGGCATTATTGTCTCACCTCCTTAGTTGAGTGGCGCTTCTAGTAATCCATTACCACTCATCGGCAGTCCACTATCGGGGTCGAACTGGGTAGGAGGAATATAAGGTTTTGTTACTTTTTTCTTTGGGTCAAATGGTTGTATATTGTCAAAATCATTAAATGACCCATTGCTAGGTCTTGATGACCTGTTACCACTTGAGAAGATATATTCCACATCGTAAAGTTCTCTATAGATAATCTCTCTAGATTTCCCTACTGCTTCCGCTTGCTCTCCCGAAGAGTAGCGTAAATCTTCCTCGAAAAGATAATGAATGACATCGAGCATTTCACTTGCTTCCATGCTCGTAAGTTGTAGACCATTCATTAGTGCTTTTCCGTTTACATACGGCCAGAGGCTAATCCCCCACTCTAGGAGGCCAGTGACCGCTCGTTGGGGCGGTTTGAGTATTCTTCCATCAACCAACCGACAATCTCAGTGAGTGTCTCAAGGGTTGTGATTTTGTCTGGGTCAGAAAGAACTTCATCAAACTTTTTCTTGCTTTCTGGCTTAAGAACGGCCGAGAAAAATTTCTCCATAACCTGAGAAGACCTTGATGCATCTTCTGATGTAGAGTCTGAAACAATATCTAGTAGAAGTTTTCCTTGAATTACTGGAACGCAGTGGAACTCATGTTCCCAAAGTTTGAAAGAGATTGGCTCTCTTTCGCCCGCATCTCCGCCATTTCCAAAGTCTCTGAATTTAGCCATATCTATGTAGTCTTTCTATGAATGTGTAATTTGACTGAGTATCAGCCTATAAACATTTTACTTTATAAAAAAACTATTGATTTGAGACTAGCCCACTTTAGGGAAGTTTTTACCTTTATAAATGGTGGCAATATCTGAAAAAATAAACATTTGGTCAGTAAGGTATTTATTTGGTTTTGTGCCAGGGTGCCTGACAAGTTGAGTTCTAATTACCCTACCCTTACTCATAAAAACTAATTGAGGAGCGTTTTTAGGGGTAATTGTATGAGGCTTAGTGCCCTCGTGGTGTAGATAGGCAATTTTATTAGTGGAACCAATTTTTAACTCTTGACCGTACCTAGCGGTCTTATGTTCCATTTTTATGGAAGACTTGAGGGCACCAGTTTTTACTCCAACTTGACGACGAGCCAAAGTTACTGCTATTTGACCTCGCGTATGTAATTGTTTCCACAGCGGACCAGCGGGAGTTTTTATATAGGCATTTAGTATCGGCTTATATAGTACTAGGTGGCTAAACTTGTAAGAATAGTGAGTTGATGAGCCACCATTGCCAGCGCGAGTGCCTCTAGCAGCACTTCCTTTGATTCCAGTAAATAACTTTTTGGCTGCCCAGCCACCCCAACTATCTGGTAGCCCGTACATTATGGTACCGCTAGAGTTAGTTGCATATTGACAGTTTGGAACCCACCCTCTGGACCAGCGCTGTCTAGCGTAGCAATGACACCTAAACCATAGCCAGAGTCATCCCACATATCAAATTCACGAATACACTCCATCAAAACCCAAGCGTCTACAGCAGAAGAGTAAGAACTCTCGGTAATTTTATCGCCACTAGGTGGTCTACCGTTCTGTCCCACCGTAGCAACTGGTCGTGAAATGCTAATAATGACAGACGCTGTTCGTGGCACATGACAACGCTGGGGAGTGGATGCTTCGTCACCTGGAGTACCAAGATACATTTGAAGAAAATTGACAACTACCTGCTCGCAATCAACGGCAACCTCACCCATTGTCCAGTAACGGCGCGACGGGAGTGGCACATTGTATGTTTGGAAGACAGTTTCGATACGAGAAAGTATGCCATCCATCATATTTTTTAGATTGAGGGCATCTTCTGAAACATCTGCAATTGTTGTCAGCGACATTTTTGCCTACTATTCGGCTACTGGAGCCTCTTCGACTACAGCAACTTCTTCTGGCTCTGCTGTAACAATTACTTCTTCAACAACAGGAGTCTCAACTACTGGCTCTGGCTTAGCCTTTTTCTTAGGCTCTGCTTTGGATACAGGCTTTACAGCCTCGACCTTTTTACCTGTGTTCATCGACTCAGCGGTGAAGTTTGTCTGAATGTGTACCATTTTATTCTTTCTGTTTATGGGCTACTTCTATTGTAGAACTAACCGTTTAGGTTGATTTTTAGGTTTCCCGATGTGATTAGTACAACGCTGTTATTTGTGTGAGTTGCGTACAAATCCCACGACCCGGGGTCTACCATGCCCAATGTAGCCAAAGCCTCTGAGTAATTGGCAGTCAGGGTTATTGTAGAAGCAGATACATTGACATTTGCTGAAGTATTACTTAGCGTAAGTGATTTGTTTCCAGACGGACTCTTTAGAGTTAATGCTGGTGTCCAACCCGATTGGCTAGTCAAGAAAGTAGCATTGATGTTTGCTAGTCCTAAAGTAATAGAACCGCTATTACCAGTACCAGGCGTAATAAGTAAATCTTTATTGCTAGTCGTGTAAACCAAATCTTTTGGCGTATATCTTCTGGCTCGCGGGGTATCTACCGAGTAGACCTTGCTTTTTCTTCTAGCACCGTCTGGATTGACGCTTTTTAGGAAGAGGTCAATTACATAGAGACCAGTACGCAGTTCTTGAATAAAGTCCTGCTGGTCAAGGATAGTGAAAGAGACGCCCTGTCGCGAGACAGAAGTTACACGCTGCGGGAGAGCGCAAGTTTCATCGTCAGACCAGAGTTTGGCAAACTCAATGGCTAGCGTGCGTGCTGCCATCTTTCCAGATGTCGGTGGATTCTGACCATAAGCATAGGTAACTTCAGTGTTACAAGGAGTCCAAGGAGTACCTAAGTTTACATGGATAGTCGAGTGGTCCACTAAATAATAATTAGAGGAGTCAATCACAGTTCCATTTCGGTTTCTAATTGTGATGATTCTAGTTACTGGACCGCCACGAAGTTTGATACGAGACTCTGGCGAAATACCGTCTACAGTCAGAGAAGCGTATTCATCGTAGTCAAAGTCTGCCGACGGAATGTTGTAGACAGTTCCGCCAAATAAAACACCATCAGTATTTTTATTTGATGAGCCAAGCCTTGAGCGACGAAGCACACAAGTGTATCTCTCAGTGACAATAGTTTCACCAGAATACTTACGACCAGACATAGCCCACAGCAGATGTGAAGCAGTCTTAGCAGCCTCTAGTGCAAACTCAGAGTTGGCGTAGTCGCCTAACTCTGACGGTTGAACCCATAAAGCAGTCATATCTATCCTTAGGTAAGAAGTAAGGCGACGAGAATTGGAAGAAAATCAACCAATCTCGCCGCCTTCCTATCTAACTATTAGTCCTCGTTTGACTTGATAATAAAGTCAACATTTGAGTCAGCGTTGTAGTTCAATGAACCAGGAACATTGTAGCCAGCCTCGGCATCTCCGCCTCCAGCATATTGAGTGTCAATCTGGGTTGTAGTAACCGCTGTGTAAGAACCAGCCTCTGTAACGCTATCAACTAGGTTGATGCGACTGTACTTGTCTGTAGTGGCGTTAACATTTGCTGTCAAATTTGCGCTGGTTACATAGTAGAACGCATTTCCACCAGCAAGGTCAAATGTCACCGCACCATTGGTGGTTGGAGCATTGCTAACTACAAAAGCAGTGGCATTTGTGATTGAAGAAATGGTGGTGCTGGCATTTAGGTTTCCAACTCCAGCAGTCTTAGTCAAAGCCTGACCCACCACAAAACCAGCAGTGTTTGCCACAACTAGGGTAGTGGTTGCGGTGTTAGCAGTGGTGGTTAGCCCAGTAAGTGGAACTACTGCCACTCCAACGCTAGGTGTGTTGAAAGGCTCTCCACAGTTATTGACATAAATCTTGTCATCTACAGCAATTCCAGCGTTTGTCAAAGTGTTGCTTAGAGTTACAGTAGCAACATTGGCTACACCATAAATGCTGTCAATTGCAATCGTTGTTGCTCCTTGAATTCCAGCCTTGGTGAAGAACTTCTGGTAAGAAGCCTGGTCAGTCCAAGTATAGAAACCAGCAAGACCAACAGGTGCCCAAGTGGTTCTTGAGTAAGAGTATGGTCTTTCAGCAGCAACTGGGAATTCCCAACGGCCGTCAGCAGCAGAACCAA